CGGGGAACGTGTTTTTCAGAAAACGCCGTTTTTAGCACATTTGAGGGCGTTTTTTATTTCAGTTGGTGAAGTTATCGCGAAAGCGCGCAAAAGCCTTGCAGAAGCCGCCAAAATGCCCGACAAGCGCAAGCATTACAAAGTTGGCGTGGCAATCGGTTTGATTGTGGGCGTTATTTCCGCGTTTTACGTTGGTTTGGCATGGGGCGCGTTGATTGGATTCATCGCCGGATGTATTGCCGGAGCAATCAAGGAATGGTGGGATTCAAAGGGACACGGAACGGTTGAATTGATGGATTTCGCATTCACCGCAATGGGCGCAGCGTCCGGCGCGTGCGTTTCCGTTCCTGTTATGATGTTGTTGCGCTTATTCATTCAGCTATGACGAAAATCATTGAAACCAACATCGAAAGTCTTGTGCCGGACAACAAGAATTTCAACAAAGGAACGGAATATGGCGACCGATTGATGGATGAATCATTGCGCAAATTCGGATTGGCACGTTCCATCGTTATTGACAAGAACAACCGCATCATCGCCGGAAACAAGACCGCAGAGAAAGCCGCCGACATTGGATTCACCGATGTTTTGGTGGTGGAGGTTGACGGAAACCAGCTTGTCGCGGTCAAGCGAAAAGACATTGACCTTGATTCCGCCAAGGGACGTGAACTTGCGCTTGCAGACAACGCCACAAGCAAAGCCAACCTTGCATGGGATGAATCTTTGATTGAAGAAGTTTCACAACAATGGGGTTTTGAACCAAGATTGGGGCATTGATGTTTTCCAACAAGAAGAACCCGAACAGGAAGAACCATCCGGGAAAAAGGAAATATCAACCCGGTTGATTGTTGAATGTGCAGATGTCACGAAGTTGTCATTGTTGTTTAGCGAACTGCAAGACCGTGGCTTTTCGGTCGAACTGAAAGAGTGATTAAAGTGATAAAATTCAACTAAAAAAGGCAATTATGGCAAAGTACGGAAAAAAGATTGTTGACAAAATTGTCGGGCTTATCAAGTCGGACACATACACCATCGCCGAGATTTGCCGCCAAGTGGGAATAACACCAAAGACATTCCATCAATGGAAAGAAGAACATCCGGAGTTTGGGCAAATGATTGTGGATGCCAAGGATGAACGGATGAATTTCTTTGTGCAAGAAGCCAAGAAATCATTGTTGAAAAAGATACAAGGGTATGACGTGACGGAAACAAAGGTTGTCACCGTTCCCGGCAAGGTGAAAGACGAGAAAGGCAACCCGAAACCGATTATCAAGGAGCAGACGAACACAAAGAAGCACATCCAAGCGGACACGGCGGCAATCATATTCACGTTGACCAATGGCGACCCGGAACATTGGAAGAACAAGCAATCAACGGAAGTGACCGGGAAAGATGGAAAGGATTTGTTTGCGAGCAAGACCGATGAGGAATTGGCAAGCACAATTGAAGAACTGAAAAGGAAATTGGAGTAATGGCAGCAACAAGAAGCGAACGGATTCAGCTTATCCAAGCGATGCAAGAACGGCTTTATCGTGAAAGTCGTTCCGATTTGTTGCGCTTTACACTTGCCACGATGCCAACATTCCGCCCGGCTGATTTCCATCGCCGATATTATCACGTCTTATCCAAGTTTGCGGATGGTGGCGTGAAAAAATTGATGGTGTTCATGCCGCCGCAGCATGGAAAATCCGAGGGTTCAACGCGCCGTTTGCCCGCGTACCTGTTAGGGCGCAACCCGGACTTGCGCTTGGCGGTCGTTTCCTATTCGGCAACCAAGGCAAAAAAGTTCAACCGCGAAATCCAACGTGTGATTGACACGCCGGAGTATCACAACATATTTCCGGAAACAACGCTTGGTCAATCCAGCTTTGCCGATGATTCCGGGCGTGGTTACATCCGCACAACCGAAGAATGCGAGATAGTGAACCATGTTGGCGGATTCAAGACGGTGGGCGTTGGTGGTGCGTTGACAGGTGAACCCGTGGACATCCTAATCATGGATGACATTTACAAGGACGCGAAAACGGCATGGTCGCCCATTGTTCGTGAAAACATATCCGATTGGTATGATACCGTTGCAGAAACACGTTTGCACAACGATTCGCGCCAATTGATTGTATTTACCCGATGGCATGAAGATGACCTTGCGGGCAAGTTGTTACGCGAACAAGGCGTTTATGATGCCAACGACAACCCGAATGGATGGGTTGTCGTTGTGTATCAAGCCATCAAGGAGGGCGCGCCGACCGAATATGACCCAAGACAAGAGGGTGAACCATTATGGGCGGAACGACACAACCTTGAAAAGCTGCAAGCCATCCGGAAACGCAATCCGCAAGTGTTTGAATCCCTGTATCAACAAGACCCGCAGCCGCGCGCCGGATTGATGTATGAAGCCGGATTCGTTGAATACCTTGTGCGCCCGGCAACGATGCAATTGCAACGCCGTTGCTATGTGGACACCGCCGACACGGGCGCGGACTACCTTTGCGCCATCGTGTATGACGAAACGGAAATTGGCAATTACATCGTGGATGTGCTTTACACGACAAAGCCCGTGGAGTTCACCGAACCCGCCCTTGCCAAGATGTTGACGAAACACGGCGTTGCGCAATGTATTGTCGAAGCGAACAACGGCGGTCGCCTATTCAAGAACAACGTTGAAAGGCAATGCCGTTTGCTTGGCAATGGCAAGACCAAGTTCACATCCTTTGCCCAGCGCGAGAACAAGGACACGCGCATTTATTCCCATTCGGCGATGGTTCAGAACTTGACATTCATGCCGCAAGGATGGAAACATTTGTTCCCGGAGTTTGCAAAGGCGATTTGTGGCTATCTGAAAGCCGGACGCAATGAACATGATGACGCGCCGGACGCATTGACCGGAACGATTGAGAAACGCAAGCAAGGCAAGCAAACGAGCGTTGCCGCCCTGTTTGGTCAAGTATGATAATTCAAAACAATAAAATGATATGACGATACAAGAAATTTTTCAGCTTGCAACGGCAAACGATGTGATTTCCGAATTGAAGTCTTGCCGTTTCATTCCACAACCCGATGTGGAGAGTGCGAACAAAGCACTTGACCCAAAGTTGCATGATATTATGTCGCCGATATTGCGCCCGGATAAGCGCGTTCAAGTTTCGGCGGACAATGAAGCGGATTCCGCGCAAAAGGTTATTTCAACCGATGGAGAAAGCACCAATTTCAAGACGGTACGCGTGGCGCGTGTCGCCGTTACACTCCAAAAGTTGATTATCAAACGCGCGGTGTCATTCGTGTTCGGTAATTCCCCGGCATACAATTCAACGCCGGAGAACGAACAGGAAGAAGCCGTTGCGCGCGCCCTTGACCGCATTTTGTATGGCGTTAAGTGCAAGTCGTTGAACCGCAAGATTGGACGTTCCATTTTCGGGTATAAGGAAGCCGCCGAATATTGGTATCCGGTTGAAAGCCCAAACACGAAATATGGCTTTCCATCGCAATTCAAGATGCGTTGTGCCATCTTTTCGCCAGCCTATGGTGATACGCTTTACCCATATTTCGATGAAACGGGCGACATGGTGGCGTTTTCGCGTTCCTTTGCCCGAACCCGTGATGGTGTTGTCACGAACTATTTTGAAACGTTCACGGACACCGAACATTGGCTGTGGATAAATGGCGCGAACGGATTTGATTGCGTTGATGGTTATCCCAAAAAGACGGGCATCAACAAAATACCTGTAATATACGGACATCAACCGGAGTTTGAAACCGAGGATGTGAACGCGTTGATTGACCGATTGGAAACCTTGTTGTCGAACTTTGCCGATACGAACGACTATCACGCAAGCCCGAAGATTTTCACGACCGGACAAATCAACGGATGGGCGCAAAAAGGCGAATCCGGTGCGGTTATTGAGGGCGAGGAGGGCGCAACCATGCAATATGTGTCATGGCAGCAAGCACCGGAAGCGGTCAAGTTGGAGATTGACACGTTGTTGAAGCTGATTTATACCATCACGCAAACGCCTGACATTTCCTTTGATGCGGTCAAGGGATTGGGTGCGATGTCCGGCGTGGCGTTGAAGTTGCTTTTCATGGATGCCCATCTAAAGGTGCAAGACAAGTGCGAAATCTTTGATGATTACTTGCAACGCCGTGTGAATGTCATCTTGGAGTATATCGCGCAGATGAACACCAGCTTGGCGGATGCGTGCGAATCCATTATGATTGAACCCGAAATCATCCCTTACATGATTACGTCAGACATTGACGATTTGAATTATTGGATGACCGCAAACGGAAACAAACCCGTTGTGTCGCAAGAAGAATCCATCATCGGCGCGGGTATTTCCAAGAATCCGGAAATGACCATGAAGAAGTTGGAAGAACAGGACACGCGCGACAATTCATTCATCATCGGTGAACCGCAATTGGAGGGCGATGCGTAATGCCACGTTATCCAAGAACAACACGAACCCCGGCAAAGGAACAGGCGAAGAAGCCACAATTCCGATGCCGGGATTGCGCGGAATCATACGATTGGCATTCCAAGGCGATTGATGGGCATTTGATATTGTGCCGTTGCAAACAAGACTACAAGACGGAACACGGGCGATGGTGCAAGTTCCTCAATGACCTACAATGTGAACATTTCAAACCAAGAAAGAATGAGTAAAACGAACCTTTGCGACAACTGCAAACATTGGGTGCGCGTGTTTGGCGACTTATATTGTTGCGAGTGCGCCGAATGTCATCCGGGGGATGATGGGTTTTGGCGTTGTCGCTATTTCATCAACAAGTAATGGCAAAAAGGCAGAAAACAACACGATTTTCCATTCAAGGATGGGACGCAAGGCATTACAGGACAACGGACGCGTATGTTCAAGCCGTGCAAAGCCTGTATGACAAGGCGACAACGGCAATCACAAGGGCGGCAGCGCGCGGCAAGATTGACCCCGACAAGCCTTTTTCGTTCGATATGTACCCATCCGTGAAAAAGGAAATGCAGCGCATCACGGAACAATTGGCATCCCGTGTGACAACCGTCATCGAATCCGGTTCAAAGAAACAATGGCTTTTCGCTTGCGCCAAGAATGACGGGTTCATTTCATCCATCATGGACACATCCAAGGTGAGCAAGGCGCGCTTGAAGAAGATGCAAGACCGCAACTTGGATGCGCTTTCGGCGTTCCAAAGTCGCAAGGTGGAGGGAATGAACCTTTCACAACGCGTATGGAAGTACGTTGACCAATACAAGGCGCAAATGGAATCCGCCCTTGATGTCGGACTTGGCGAGGGAAGAAGCGCGGATGAACTTTCCCGCGATGTCCGGCAGAACTTGCGCGAACCGAACCGATTGTTCCGGCGTGTGCGTGACAAGCGCGGAAACCTTGTGTTGTCTAAGAATGCCCGTGCCTATCATCCCGGACAAGGCGTTTATCGTTCCAGCTACAAGAACGCAATGCGCCTTACAAGGTCGGAAATCAATATGGCGTATCGGGAAAGCGATTACCAACGATGGCAACAATTGGATTTCGTTGTTGGTTTTGAGATTCACCGGAGCAACCACGAACCATTGTGTAAGTGTGATATTTGTTCAAAGTTGGTTGGGCGTTACCCCAAGACATTCAAATTCAAAGGGTGGCATCCACAATGTATGTGTTACGCCACGCCCATCTTGATGGATGAAGAAACTTTCGATGCAAATGAACTTGGCGACCTTAAAGCAGCTTTGCACGGCACGGAATACAAGCATTTGCAAGCAAAGAACGTTGTTTCCGAAATGCCAAAGGAGTTCACCGAATGGGTGGAACAACACATTGAAGCGCAAAAGGGATGGTCATCAACGCCATATTTCATCCGTGACAACTTTGTTGATGGGCGACTTGACAAGGGCTTGAAAATAGAAATGCCAACGGTCAATGTGGATATAATTGCGGCATATCAATCGCAAATTGCACAGGCGCGAGCAATGGCGAACAAATGGGGCTTGAATGGAAGTTTGCATTCGCTTGATTCCGCCGTTGCGTCAAAAAACATCGCCGGAATACAAACGGCAATTTCAGACATCCAAAGTAAGGCATCAAGAATGGAATCCGAGAATGCTACAATCCGTTCAAGATGCTTGGAATGGGGTGTTGATGTCACGGAACTTGATATTGCCATTGCATCCGGAAAGTCGGCAAAAATCATGTTGGCGTTTGATGTGTTGGATAAGCGTTGCGATGAAGTACAACGCGAATACAAGGCATATATGAACGATGCACAACGCACAATAAAGGCGGCAACGTCCATGAACGTTGATTCAAGTGATGTGCAAGCCGATATTGTAGCCGTTACAAATGACAAAAGCGGATGGGCATCGCTGAAAGCAATGATAATGCAAAGGTTGAATGACTTGAAGAATAAAATTGCAAATTCATCATCAACGGCGATACATCCAGCATTAAAAACAACATATACGACCCATGCAGAAGTAAATGACACATTCAAAAAAATAAATGACGGATTAACGGAAAAATGGTTTGAACATGGTGATTTGGATTTGCGTGTAGAAACCAATCCGGGAAATAATGGTTCAACAAACTTGAATGGACTTTTGTTATTAAAGGCAGACCGAATAAGCGGGGTTATGTCCGCATTGGGAAAGATTGGGCAAGGCAAATGGGGCGACATCACCGATGTTGAAGCGGATGCAATGGCAACACTTTGGCATGAAATTACACACAACAGAAACAAGCCGCAATGGATTGGTGGAGTATTCCAGCGTGCGAATTTTTGCAATACGAATATGCAACGTTCATACATGGAACTTGCAAACGAATTTGTGGCGCGAAAGACGTTACCTGAATTTTACAAGATTCTTGGTTGTCCGGCGACACCACATCCACAATATATGCAATCGCGCGCGTCAACGGGTTACAACCGGATGGTAACTAATTACGATTATGTTATCAAAAAATTGGGGCTTGATGCGAAAAAGGTTTTGGATGCCGTGCGTGAACATCTTTACGAAAAGCCGTATTGTGACCAAAAAAACGGTTTGATTGATGGATTGGCAAAAGGTGGAATCAAAGACAAACATGGCAAGCCATTGAAAAAATCCGTTCTTAACTCTCTTATCAAGACGATTGAATGTACCGATGCAACATATTCATGGAATGGTACAAAATGCGTTACTAAAAGCAAAGAACAAGTACTTGATGAATGGTTGGCAAATAATGACGTTATATAACGACAAAGGTGGTAAGGAAGCAATGTCCTTTCCACCTTTGCCAAGTTTAATCAATTATTGTGCCTGTTTTTATCGCATCATTTTGAACGATTGCGGCATCCTTTTTTGCCACGCCATACATTGAACTTGCGGAATCAAACAAATCCTTGTTATTTGTAAGAATGGCATATTTCATCAGATGTTCGTATTTCGTAGAATCCGGGAATCCTTTGTAATACGATTCGGTGTAATCGCCACCGATTATTTCTTTTCGCGTTTCAGCATCTTTGCAGAAATCGAAAATTGTCTTTCCTTTTATTTTCATTTTGTATTTGGGTTTTTGCGGTTCGTTTTCTTGCGTTGAATCACACCACGGCGGATGATTACCTTATTGTTGCGGTATGGCTTTTGTTCCGTGATGCCATAATTCCACAACCTTGAAGCAGACACGCCAAGTTCATGCGGCGTGAAATGGTCATATATGGCGGCGATTGAACCGAAATAATGATTATCATCGTCACCGAATGAAACATGATAAATCGTTTGTCCGTACATTGTCATTTGTTTAATAAGCCTTTGTATTCGCACGAATCACCAACAGGGCAACCAACGCATCTTGCTTTTGTCGTATTTGACAAATGTTTCTTTGGGCAAATGGCATTCCCCAATGAATCATATTGGAACAAGTTTTGCAAAGGTATTCCCAATTGAAACCCGAAAATGCGAATCAAGTCACACACGTTTGAAATATATCCATTGAACACCGTTTCCCATTTCCAATATGGCGCGGGGAACATATCAACATGAATCGGAATGCCATATTCGTTTGGAAAATGGACAATAAGGCGAAACGCGGCACGTTCGGCATCGCCGTTCGGCTTTGTTAGTTCAATTAGTTGGTCGGATGATGTTTCCCAATACCCGACATGAATTGCACGCCCTTTGTATGCAAAATCCGGGCAATGTTTTTCTAAAAACAAAGCTATTTGAGAGCGTAATGAATTGTTTGCTTCAACATCCATATTATGTAATATTTATATTTTACAATAATAACCCCTATATTTGAAAGCCTTTATCAATTCGTCAAGTTTAACGATACGGAAAGCACCGGATAACGTTTCCTTCAAGGAACGTCCAACGATTTCATACGGTATATATCCGGTTTCAATGTCAAGTGTTATTTCAACGATGTTGTTGTCATCAACGGCGCATATATAACCGCGTTTGTCGCATGGCGTAAACAAAAATCTTATTCGTTCCTTGTAACTACAATCCGGATATGACCATGAATCAACAACGCTTATATTCTTGACAACAAGATGGTCGCCATACGTCTTTTCCGGGGCGTTGATGCTTTTAATTTCACAATATGCCATATTATTTATTTCTTATTGTTGAACCCGTGAAATCAAACCATTCGCGCGGTGAAGCTGTCGCCGCCTTTTTGACCTTGCGATAAAAGCCTTTGTCCAGCTTACGCAAGCGACCCAACACATCGTGCGGTTGCCAACGGAAATCCGGCATCACCGGGTTGTTGGCGGAATAGATGCCGCCTTGCTTTGGTTCAAAGTGACCGAACGCCACAATCAACCCATCCTTGATGAACACCGTTTCCCGGATGCTTTTGTTGCCCTTGTGTGTCATCGTGACGTGGCGGCATCCGTTGTAATATTCAACAATCCGGCGTTGCATTTCCATTTGTTCCTTGACCTTATCCGCGCGCGTCTTGCGAAGCGCAAGAAGATTCACGGCGACATCATGCCGGATGTGTGCAACATTGATTGGAGCATCCCCGGTTGCAACGGCGAATGGCAATGTGCCATCCACGAACATTTTCACGGCACGGGCAAAGTTTTCCTTGTCCGTTACTTTGTCGTGCAATTGTTGCACGAAATCAACATCCAAGTCATATCGGCTTGCGATGGATTCAATTTCTTGTCTTTTATCCATGATTTCCATGTTTTATTTGTTCTAATTCAACATTCGTTGTCAAACCGCGTTCAACCCAGCTTTTCAATACGTCATCCAACGTTCCTTTCGTGCGTTTTCGGTTGATGTAGTCCGGGCAATATGAATCATCTTTAGTTCCAATATCTTGCATGAAACAATGATTCCATTTGTGCCAAAAGCAGTTCTTGCAATATCCGCGATTCATGTTACCATATTTCAATTGGCTTTGGGTATTTGCGCGCCTTTGTAATGGAAACGGCGCGATTCAAAGCCCGGTTAAACGATTCGTAATATCCGAACACCCATTGTTGTTGTGGATGTTCCTTGGTGAAGATTGGGCAACCATCGGCATCAACCGGACATCCGGGATTGTTGATGTACACCATGAATTTTCCATCGGTTGCGAGGATGGCAACCCATTCCAGCTTGTCAACGTAAGCAGAACCGCCAAAGTCCGTGCATTGTCCATCGTATGCGACCAATTCATGTTCAAACGTGGTAACGCCCGGCATACCCTTAAAAGCAGCCTTGAACGCCATACAACGCGGCGTGTAATAACTTGATTTTGCCATTTCACTTGTTGTTGATGATTGCCAATACCTTTTCGTAAATGTCCAAATCAAGGTCGGATGTTACCGATTCGATTTCGTAGTCATAAGGAATGCCCGTTGTTCCGATTTGTCCGGCGGGATTAAGGGTCAAGCAGATGGCGGCGGCATCGGTTGCGTCCATTTCATCCTTGGCGTTGTTGAACTCAATGATGAAGAACTTGTTTGCGTCAACATCGCATCCGTAGTCATCGCGTTCATCCTTGGGGATGAATCTTGAACGTGTGCGGACGTTGTAAGACTTGACCTTGAATTTCCATCCCTTGTCAAAAGTCACCATCTTGTTCATGTATTCAGAATCAAGAACTTGTTTGATTGCCTGTTTTACTTGCTTTTCAGTTGCCATATTGTTGCGAAAGTTTTATTTATTTGTTTACCCGTTCGGGTGTGTTCCACTATGAAACACGCCACAAAGATAATAGATTTATTTAATAAAACAAACTTTTTCACCAAAAAAAATGCACTTGCAATGCAAATTTGTTGATAAGTCGGGCATAACTTGTGGGATTTTTCGGTGTGTTTCACTATAAAACACTTTATCTTTGCCACGATTTGATTTACTAAATAAAAATTTGTTCGTATGAAGAAAACCATTTTGGCATTACTTGTGGCGAAGTTCCAAGGCGTGCGAAAGGATGCGTTGGGCGTGCTGGCGGGCGTTCTTGCTTTACAGGCAACCAACGAGGATGAAGCGAAAGCCCTTGTTGAGAAAGTCACCGATGCGCAAGTGACGGAATTTGCAAAGGACTATCGCGCCGATGTGGACAAAGAGGTGTCCGAAAGTAACAAGACGTTTGAAACCAACTTGCGCAAGAAGTACGATTTCAAGGAGAAGCAGAATGAACCCGGCATTCCGCCAACCGAGAATCCGAACGACATTGCCGCAATTGTCAAAGAAGCCGTGGCAGCAGCCGTGAAGCCCTTTGAAGAAAAATTGTCCGGTTACGAAACCAAGAACATTGCCGAAACAAGGCTTGCGGCACTCAATGAGAAGTTGAACGGATGCAAGGATGAAACATTCAAGGCGCAAACCTTGAAAGATTTCGCCCGAATGTCATTCGCAACCGATGATGATTTCACGCAATACTTGAACGACAAGGCGGCGGACATCGAAACCGCAAATCAAAACGTGGCGAATGCCGCCCTTGGTGGCGCAAGTGGAAAGCCCATGTTCGCGCAGAAGAACGAAGATGGTGTTTCCAAGGGCGTTGCCGATTATGTGGCAAGCCTTAAACCCGAAAACAACGAGTTATCGGGCAAAGAAGTTTAACCCATTAAATTGCAAATTATGTCGTTGACAATTAAAAGAGCAAAGGACAACCGCGTTGTCAAGTGCATTTTGCACCGAATCGCGGACATCCCCGGCGGCGTGACGGTATCAGTCGCCAACCTTGGCGGTTCGTCATTGTTTGAGGGTACGCCAATTGGCAAGGGCAAGAATGGCGCGTTTGAGGTATGCAAGACCGCACAGGTTATCACCGAAGCGGATGCAGCCGCCAAGACCTATGAGGTTGCGAAAGGTCATCATTTCAAGGTCGGCGACCGCTTTGCGACCGCAGATTGCAATGGTCAGACCATCACCGCCATTGACAAGTCCAATCCCGCAAAGGACGTTATCACCGTAGGCACAACGCTTGGCGCAATTGTCAAGGTTGGAACTTGCGCGTTTGAATCAAGCGGCGCAAACAAGACCTTGAAAGTCGTTCCGTGCGCCATCGCCGGAAGCAACGAGGACGTGGAACAGGGAAGCAACCTTTTCGTTTCCGCTTGGGTTCACGCCGTTGTAAGAGAGAGCAACGCGCCAATCGTGAATGCCGAAATCAAGGCATCCATTGCGTGCGTTTCTTATGTTTAACCCTTAAAACGTATTCGATATGCAGAAATCGTTAATGGTTGGACTTAATGAAAAGGACATGGGCGCGGTCATTCGTACCTATGACCTTAAAGATTATTATTATCCAACCCTTTTCCCACTCAAGGAAACCAATTTCTTGACGTGGAAGATGCTGGAAGCACAATCGGGCTTGAAGATTGCCGCCGACCTTGTTAGTCGTGGAGCGACAATTCCACGCAAGACCCGTGAAGCCATTTCACGCATCCAAGGTGACATCCCCAAGATTACCATTTCGCGCGAGAAGAACGAGGATGAATTGACCGAATATGACATCATGGTTGCCATGTCGTCAAACAACCCCGACTTGAAAGCACTTGTGGAGTTTTGGGCGGAAGATACCAAGTTTTGTTGGGATGGCGTTGCCGCCCGTGCCGAATGGATTGCATTGAAGCAAATTTCACTTGGCAAGGTGACATTCACCAATTCAAACAACGCGGCAATCGTCACCGAATATGACGTTGATTATCTTATCCCGGCGGAGCAGAAAATCGGCGTTTCCGTTTCGTATTCAACAGGCACAGGCGCAAAGCCTTTGACCGTGGACATTCCAAAAGCCTTGAAGTTGGGCAAGAAACTCTATGGCGCAACTTACAAGTTCCTTTTTATGAACGTTGACACATTCGAGAAGTTCGCATCCCAAGAGGAAGTTTACAAGAAGTGCGCGTCATTCGTTCAGAACGTTGTCGGTTCACAGGATGCGCCCGACCTTGCAACGGTCAATGCGTACCTTGCCAAGAAGAAAGAACTTTATCGCGGTTTGCAAATCATCGTGATTGACCAAGACATCACGCTTGAACTTGCGGACGGTTCACGCTTGACGGAAAATCCGTTTGAGGATGACGTGATGTTGTTCAGCGAAAGCAAGGTTCTTGGCAACACTTATTGGAAGAAGCCAATTGACGCAAAGGCAATGCCCGGAAGCGTAGCCGAAAAGGTTATGCACGGACATACGCTTGTCAAGAAGTATTCCAATGAATCGCCCGTTCAAGAGGTAACGGAGGGAATTGCGAACCTTTTCCCAGCGTGGAATCTTGCCGGACGTTCCGTGTTGATGCAGACCAACGCAACAAGTTGGAAGAAAAACTAACATTCGCCGCCGGGCGTGCGCATAACACCCCGGCGGCATAAAAGCAAGATGGAAATATGACAAACAAAGAATACTTGATTAAGTCGTTGAACGGCATGAACCTTTCGGATGATGACATTGACATCATCTTGGTAAAAGCTGGATTGGATGGCGATGCAGACCTTGACATCAAGGCGTGTGACACGGCGGTTTACAAACGCTTTTCGGTCATCCTCAAAGGTACGATGCAGAATGTGAGCGAGGGCGGATATTCCGTTTCGTGGAACATTGATGCCATCAAGTTGTTTTACAATGCCCTTTGCAACGAACTTGGCAAGGAAAATGTGCTTGTCAACCGTCCGAAGATTCGCAACCGTTCAAATATGTGGTAATATGGCAAAGATTGTTCAATACCCGCATTTCCTATTCATTGAGGAAACCACGGATGCCGTACAGGATGAACAGGGTTATTGGTCGGAAAGCGAATCATCGCGCAAGTTTCTTTCCCGATGCCGGGAAGAAAGCGATGGCAGAAGTACGGAATACCAAGTTGCCGGGGGTAAGTCCTACAAGGCAACATCCGTCATTCAGTTGCCCAAGTCTTGCCCAAAGGTAAACAAGGGCGCACGCGTCATCATTGCAAACGATATTGATTGTTCGGACATCCGCATTTCCGGAATATGCTTGAACTTTGATGCGGCACAATTACATTCACGACTATGGCTATAAAACCGAATTTCACCAAAGACGATGTGCGCAAGCGATTCGATGCGTTCTTGAATGAGATTGAGAAAAAGCAGATTGCCCGGTTGCAAAGACTTGGCGAAATGTGCTTGGTCGAAGCAAGGACAAACAAGGGTTACATGATGCAGACGGGCGCGTTGTTATCGTCAACGGGTTACGAAGTCTTTGTTGATGGCGTTGCCATCCATTCCCAATTCGATGCGGCAAGCGGCGCGGAAAGCAATGCAGCCGAAACGGGCATCAAGTCCGGACAAAGCATCGCGGAAAGCATCGGAAAGGGAACAAAGGGAATCGCCCTTGTGGTTGTAGCTGGAATGAATTATGCCGCCTATGTCGAAGCGAAAGGATATAACGTGTTGTCAAGCGCGGAACACCTTGCAGAACGGGAATTGCCCCGAATGTTGGAGAAACTTATTTCAAACATCAAACGTGCGGCAGAATGATAGATTCATTTGAAACAAACGAAATATTGATTGGGTTGTTGTGTGGCAAGACATCCGCCAAGGGCGGTTGTTACCATGAGGGCGACCGACCGGATAATTCAACGGAAGAAGATATTGTCGTGAACACGGTTGATTTGGCGATTGATACCACCCCGCAAATTGGTACATCGAACGTCAACATCTATGTGAGCGACACGCCGAAGAAGATAAAAGGCAAGATGATGTTGTCCGCTAATAACCCACGATTGAAAGCCTTGGCAAGAGAAGTCACGGCAATCATCCGTAATTCGCGGATTCACGGAATCAAAGCAATACCCGGCACGATGTCAATCATGAACGAGCCGAACACCAAGCAGCATTTCGCGAACATCCGCATTGATTGGAATATTCAAATTTAATTTTTCATAATTATGGCAGATAAAGCATCAGTAATAACACTTGGTTTGTGTGAAATCCAAGTTGGCGCGGCAAGCGCGGCGGGTACAATGCCCGCACAGATGGCGAAGATTGGCAAGACTTACAAGGACACTTGCAAGATGACCCAAGATGCCGCCGATGTCACCGAACATTACGAGGAGGGCAAAGCCGCCCCGGAGGTTCGCAAGAAGTCGCGCAAGATGCCGACCTTGACGTTTTCCATGATGGATGCCAATGTTGATGACCTTGTGTCATACGTTGGCGGCGCAAAGGTCGGCGAAGATGGATGGGGTTATGATGGTGACGAGGTTGTTGCCAACAAAGCCATCAAGGTTGTAACCGAACAGGGACTTGACTTTGAGATTCCCAACGGCGACATTGAAGCGGTAATCAACGCGGACATGAGCGCAAAGGGAATTTTCCTTGTTGATTTTACCGTCACACCTTGCGCGGTTACGGCTGGCAAAGCCTTGCGCGGCGTTCCTAAAAAGGGGTAAGGCGCGGGGCATCATAACTAACAAGAAAACCCGAAGTCCCCGGAGGTAACAAAAACGCCTTTGGGGACTTTTTATTTTTTATCAACATGAGCAGCGAAAAAGACGAAAAAACACTACTTGAACAGGAACGCCGGGAGTTGAACACCATCATCGGCAAGGGCGTTTCCTTTGAGGTCAAGGATGTGGAATTTGAAACCAAGACGCGCTTTTGGGGGTTGGTCAAGAAACACATCCCACACGAAGTTACGCGCAAGTTCACAATCCAAGAACCCACGTTGTCAACGCTTGACCGCCTTTCGGCTGAATGGGTGGAATTTGCAATTGACGAACAGGAATTGCAGAAGCCCGAAAGCATGAAAGCGGCGCGCACATTGACGCATTTCCACGCAAGACGCGCGGCAAAGGTCGTTGCCATCGCCGCATTGGGTGAAGAACGATTGATTCCCAAGCCTTGCAAGGCTGGCACGATATGGGTTGAGGATGAAAAGAGATTGGAAGAATTGACGGACTTGTTCGCCCGGAAAATCAAGCCATCCCGATTGCATCAGCTTTACAACATCGTGAATACCATGAGCAACTTGGGGGATTTTGTGAACTCTATTCGATTGATGTCAATCGAAAGAACCACCGTGCCGAATCGGATAGAGTAAAGCAAAGCGGGCTAAATTCCCCGCTTGGTCGCCGGGGTGCGATATGTGAGCATTTCGGTTGGACATACGATTATTTGCTACATGGCATTGCGTGGTCGGTTGTGCAACGCATGATGATTGACGCGCCAAGTTACGACAACACGGATGGCGAAGTTGAGGAAATCACGTTGACGCAAGAAAATAGTGATACGATTTTGAATTATGTAAATTCTTTAATGTAGAAATATGGCAGATGTAAACGGGGGCGCATTGTCCTTTACGTCCATTATGGACAACGACCAAATGAACGCGGCGATTGAAGAAACATTGCGCCGTGTTCAAGGCTTTTCGGATGCCGTTGTTGGAAGCGGTGACACGATGGACAACACAACGCAAGAAATCGTTGAAAGCATCCAAATCCAAAAGCGCGTCATCGAAGAATTGGAAAAGACCGTTGCGGACTTGAACGAACGCATCAATTCCGTTGAACCCGGCACGGCGCAAGACGCGTTGATTGAGCAAGCGAACGCGGCACGCGCGGAACTTGACGGGGAAAAACAAGGAATGGTCGCCTTGATTAACGAATTGAACAACTTGCAGCGCGCCAATGAGGGTGCAGCATCCGCAAGTGAGGACATCCGCAACGGACTTTCCCAAATCGGCGCGGCGTGCGAAATGCACGAAAACGCGATTGCCGCCCTAAAAAAGGAGTATGAGCAAATAACCCAAACGATGAACGGCGCGTTGAAAAGCGGCAACGATAATGAATATCGTGCCTTGCGTGACCGCGCCCAAGCCATCAAGGGTGAAATCGCAACCCGCAAGTCCTTGTTGAACGAGTTGCGCGAACAATCAAACGCGCTGGAAGATGAAGCAAGCCGGATGGAACAGGCAAGGGCGGCGGCGGAAAACACCGCACAAGCCCATGTTTCCTTGCGTCAGCAAATCCGCGCCTTGAAAGAAGAAATGGCGGATGCGGTTGCCAACGGCATTGACGAGCAATCGGAAGCATACAAAAGGATGGTGAATGAACTTGGACGTTTACAGGACATCCAAGGCGACATTCAATCACAAGGAAGCGTTCTTGCAAACGATGAAGCGACATTTGCGGGCATTTTGTCCGGCTTGAATGGTGTTGTTGGTGGATTCACGGCGGCACAAGGCGCGGTTGCTTTGTTTGCCGGAGAAAACGAGAATTTGCAAAAGATAATGTTGAAAGTGCAATCCCTTATGTCAATCACGATGGGATTGCAACAGGTGGCGCAAACCTTGAACAAGGATTCCGCGTTTTCCCTTATCACATTGAACAAGGCAAAGGAATGGTGGAATAACTTGTTGGCGGTCGGTCGTGGTGAACAAATCGCATCCACGGCGGCAACGGCGGCAGATACAACGGCAACCATCGCGTCCACGGCGGCAACAACCGGAAATGCGGCGGCAGAACAGGCGAGCAACACCGCAAAGACCGCAAGCGTTGGAGCATCAACGGGGGCGGCAGCAGCGCAAGCCGTACAAACCACATCGGCAACCGCCGGAACGGTGGCAAACATCGGACTTGCCGGAGCGTTCCGCATGGTCGGAGCGGCAATCAAATCCATTCCGGTGTTCGGTTGGATTCTTGCCGGAATATCCGCGTTGATTGCGCTTGTGTCGCATTTTGTAAGCAAGGCAAACGAATCCAAGAAAGCGACCGAAGAATGGTATAATACCATTGCGGAAAACGCTTACAAGCCCATTGCATCCATCATGGAGTTGTCCGACAAGTGGAATGCACTTGGAAACGACCTTGAAGCCAAGAAACAATTCATTGAAAACAACAAGAAAGCGTTTGAGGATTTGGGCGTTTCCGTTCGTGATGTGGTTGATGCCGAAAACGTCCTTGTTGCCAACAAAACGGCGTTCATCAATGCGCAAATCGAAAAGGCGAAAGCCACAATCTATTTGCAGCAAGCGCAAGAAAAGGTCAAGGAACTAATCAAGAAAGAACAGGAATACAACGCGATGTCGGACACAAAATCCATGTGGGTTCAGACATCAACGTTCGGCACAGGCTATTGGGTGGAAACCGCCAACAATGAAAAGAAGAAAGCGAAAACCGCCCTTGATGGCTTGCGCGCGGAAATATCAAAGGGATTTCAGAACGCCGCCAACGCCGAAAGGAACGGATGGAACATCCTTAAAAAAGCCGGAATTGGTGCAACGCAAACATACACGAAAGGTTCACTTGGCGCGATTGAACAAGCCATTCAGTTGAAGCAAGAAGCCTTGAAACACCTTACCAATAACGATGATTACAAAAAGGCTATGGCGGAAATTGAGAAATTGCAGAAGCAAGCCGACAAAATCACCGGAAAGACAACGACATCATCCGGGAGTGGTGGCGGCAGCAGTCATCATCGTTCATCCGGTGGAGGTGGCACGAAGAAAGATGCGTTCCTTGAAAAGCTGGCGAAGTACAAAAGCGAATATTCCCGCTTTTTGAAATGGGTCAATTCCAACGACCCAATCATTCAGCAAGCGGCGAAAAAGGAATTTGACGGGCTTTTGAAACAGGGTGCAACGTACATTGATTATTTGAAGAACCAACGCGACATCATCTTGCAAGTTGACGTTGCCAATCGTTCCAAGACGCAAAACAAGCAGTTGCGCCAACTGAATGATGCCATCGCGGAAGAAACAAAGAAAACCGTCCTTGAAGCGTTCAACAATGAATTGTCGGATTCCCTGTCAAACGCAAAGACCGTCATAGAAATGTTGAACGTCATCGAAGCGAAACGCAAGCAGCTTGCCAACGATGGAACGGAACTTGACAACGCCGAAAAAGAAGCCCTTGACAATGCCGAAAAGCAAGCACAGGAAAAGGCGAAGCAACAAACGGACGCATTGTTGACCGAATACGCATCATTTGTGGAACAGAAACGCCGCCTTGAAGAACAATTCAATGCAGACATGGAATTGTTGAACCGCAAGCGCGCAAAGGCATCCACGGACGCGGAAAGGGCGGAAATCGACCAAGCAATCGCCAACCGAACAAAGAAGTACAACACGGACACAAGCAAGGTCGGCGATTATGATGCCATCTTGAACCAATATGGCGGATATGAGCAGAAAAAGGAACGCATCGCGGAACAATACGCCGAACGCCGCCGGATTGCAGAATTGAACGGCAACAAAGATTTACTTGAAAAACTTGCAAAGGCGGAGCAAGATGAACTTTCCAAGTTGCAAAGCGACTTGATTAAAAATTCCGGAGATTGGCAAAACCTTTTCGGCAACCTTGACGAGTTGACAACGAAAACCATCAAGCGGCTAATCGCCAAGATTGAGGGAATGAAAGCAACCATCGGCGTTGACTTGAACCCGCAAGATTTGAAAGCCTTGATCGACCAATTGAACAAGGCACGTTCGGAGGTTGAGAAGCGCAACCCGTTCACCGCCCTTGGCGCGGCGTGGAAGCGTCTAAAAGAAGCAACCAAGGATGGCAAGGGATTGGGAAGCGATGAAGCCAAAAAAGCGACCAAGGACGTTGCAACCGCCGTTTCCGGTTCGATTGACCTTATCAACGGAACATTCAACGCCGTAACGAACGGATTGCAAAAGATGGGCGTTTCGATGGATGACGAAACCCAAGCCATTTTGGGCGACATCGGCGGCATCATGGACGGTGCAAGCCAAGTTGCGCAAGGTATCGCGACCGGAAATCCGCTTTCAGTCATCCAAGGTTCAATCGGCTTGTTGTCATCCGCTTTCGACCTGTTTAATTCGCGCGACCGAAAGGCAGAAAAGCAAATCAAGAAGCATCAAAAGGCAATCAAGCAGCTTGAAAACGATTACAAGCAACTTGAATGGCAGATTGGCAAAGCGTTGGGCGGCGAGGTTTACAAGAACCAACAAGCAGCCATCCGCAACATGAAAGAGCAACAAGAACACTTGAAAGCATCATGGGAAGCGGAAGAAAGCAAGAAGAAAACCGACCACGACCGCGTGAATGATTTCAAGGAACAATATGCGGAACTTGGGCGACAAATCGAAGATATGATTGACGAAATATCCAACGACTTGTTGCAAACAACCGCAAAGGACTTTGCAAACGACTTGGGCGATGCGCTGGTTGGAGCATTCAGCAAGAGCGAAGATGCGGCAAAAGCGATGGAAACAACCGTCAATTCCGTTTTGAAGAACCTTGTCGTGAACCAATTGAAGAAGAAATTCTTGGAAAACCAATTGCAAGGCGCGTTGGACAACTTGGAAAAAGACATTGGTTATTGGAACGGCGATGATTTCGTCTTTGATGGGTTGACGAAAGCGGAAATTGACCGATTCAAAAGCGCGGTCGGCGCGGCATCAAGCAATTTCAACCAAGCCTTGAAGCAATACGAAGAAATATTCAAGGACATGGGCTTGGATGATACCGATGAATCGTTGACCGGGGCGGCTAAGGGAATAAGCGAGGAATCCGCGAACATCCTTGCCGGGCAGATGAACGCCATCCGCATCAATCAGCTTGACGCGAACGAAGTCTTGCGCCAATCGTTGCAAGCATTGAATACGATTGCAATCAATACGTCATACAACAAGTATTTGTCGCGAATTGAACGCATCATCACAATATTGGAATCCAACCAAGGCGGAAACGCATTGCGTTCGCAAGGTTTGTCCTAAACTCAAAAAGAAATGACAATGAACAACAAAGTAACAAAACATCTTGCCAAGGCAGCGCAGGCGAACGGTATTTGCACGCCTTGGTTGAACGAGTTAAAAAGCCTTGATGACAAGGACGCGTTGGTGGATATGTACATTCGCGGCATTGATTTTTGCCTTGAACACGATTACCCATCCAACGATTTCATCCGCGAGAATTTCAAGGGCGTAATGGAGAAACACGGCGTGTTCCTTGATGATGCAATTGCATTGCAAAACCAATCCAAGTGCATTGCGCTTGGAACGACAAATGGCAAAGTCACGGCAACCGGATATTCGGTTTCGGAAGTATGGGCAAAGCATGATTCCGCGTTGAATATCGTTGCAAAGGACAATGCCTTTGTCATGGTTGACGTGTACGACAACGCCGTTGTGAATGTCATCGCAAGCGACCGGGCGAAAGTTTGCGTGAACCATCACGGCGGGAAAGTGATACAAAAAGCCACGGGCGATGCCGTGGTGAAAATCCGGGAGAAGTCAAACAAGTAAATTGAACCATTATGGACAACAAAAATATTATCTTTCAAATGCCATTCGATGAAAGCGATGGCGCGCTTGTAGCTTATGACTATTCATCGAACCGCGCCGATGGCGTTGTGTCCGGTGCGCATTTCGTTCAAGGAAAAAACGGCAACGCCATTTCCTTTTCCGGCGATGATACTTGCGAGGTTGACAAAAGCATATTGCCCACACTTTCCGTTGACTTTTCGATGTTGATGTGGGTGAATGGTGCGGAATGCGAGGTTGGCACGCCAACACAATTGATTTGGATGCTTTCTTTCGCCGGGCTTGACAATTACGTTGAAGTTCCCATCGAAGCGAAATCCGGAACTTGGTTTTCGCTTGCGTTGGTGAAACATGGCGTGAAATATCGCTTTTATGTCAATTCATCCTTGATTCAGGAGGTGACGAACGGCGGCACGTTGCAAGGCGTATCGCTTAACCAAGACCATTATGGCGGCGATTATGGCTTTGGCTTGCTGGATGATGTCAAGATGTACAATCTTGCATTGTCGCAACAAGACTTGATTTCGGAAATATCATCCGCCAAACAACAGGCATACACCATTGACGGACACGATTTCAAGGATTATGGAATCTATGTGTCGGCATCCGATGGTTTGTTGTCGCGTCCGAAACTGAAAGACCCGTTGACGGTCAATTGGGACAACTATCATGGCGAAAGCGTGGATTTGATGCACAAGTTCATTGAAGCGCGCGACATCACGTTGTCTTGCTTTGTCAAGGCAGAATCAAAGATTGATTTCATCAAGCGCGTGAACGACTTTGCGCATCTTTTCGACAAGAAAGGAACGAATCGCCTTGTCGTTGACGTGCATCCGGTGAAACCTTTGATTTATGAAGTTTACATCAAGGATGAAATCGAAGTTTCAAAGACTTGGAACGATTCGTTGATGGTCGGCACGTTCAAGTTGAAGTTGCGCGAACCCGAACCCGTCAAAAAGGTGTTGAAGCATATCCGTGTAAGCGAAGCGACAAAGACTTGCAAAATCACCTTGACATCAACCAAGTATGTGAACATATATTGGGGCGATGGCAAAGTTGATTATGACATCGCGGGCAAGGATGTGTCAGTACAACACGAATACACCGAAAACGGCGATTATTTCCCCGTTGTCACGGGTTGCATTGATGAAATCACATCATTTACCACAAACGCCATTATCGTATGGGAGCGAATATAATTATCACAAAACCGAATGGAAGCCGTGTGCCTATGGAATCAAGGGCAACGGCGACCGCCATCACCGCCGCAAAGCAGAATTGGGCGTTGAATGCAGAAGATACCATTGCCATCACGGTTGTTTCCCCATTCCCACAATCATACGGGATTGGGGACGTGATAACCGTGTTCGGGCGTGATTATCGTTTGAACCGTTTGCCAAAGGTCAGCAAAACAGGAATGCAAGAATACCAATACGACTTGGAGTTTGAGGGCATCCAATACGACCTTATGCGCGTGACCTATGACGTGAACATCAACACCACAAACAACCAATTACAGGACATCCAAGGCGATTCCTTGACGGGTGACTTGAAAAGGTTCATGGAGGTGTTGATAAGTAACGCAAACCGCGTGTTTCCCGGCAAATGGGCGTTGGGCGTATGTCCGGAAACGGATGGCGACAATACTTTGACGTTTTCAGAATCCGACAATTGCTTGTCGGTGCTGCAAACCTTGTGTTCGGAAGATAAGTTTGGCGTTGAATTTGAGATTGAACGCGTCAACGGCGTTTATGTCATCAACATCAAAAAGACCATCGGACAAACCTTGCCTTTCGTGCTGGAGTACGGCAAGGGCAAGGGCTTATATTCCATTTCGCGTGAAAACGTGTCATCCTCAAACATCGTTACACGATTAAAGGTGTACGGCAGCACGGAAAACATCACGTCAAAATATCGCGCCGACCGCCTTTGTATGTATGGCAAGGATAAGGCATCATCTTACATCGAAAAGGCGGATGCCGTTGCGAAATACGGCATATTTGAGGGACGCAAGAATTTCGACATCAAGCCGACATTCACGGGCAAGGTTTCATCCGTTGTTGATGGCGATGTGTTGTCATTCATTGACACGTCATTTCCATTCGACATCAACGCCAAGAACGCATCCGGCGAAACCTTGTATTTGATTTCCGGGGTGTCCGCAAAGGTGCATTTCAATTCCGGAAACCTTGCCGGATATGAATTTGAGGTTCACGCATACGACCACGCGACACACAAGTTCACGTTGGTAAGGCAGACCGATGACCGGGGCAACGTGTTCCCATCGGAAACATCGCCCGCGTTCCAAATCAGCCAAAACGACACATACAAGGTGCTTGACATTGCTTATTCGCGCGACATCGAAGAAGATGCAGAAAAGAAGCTGGCGGAAGAGGGCAACAAGTATTATGACCAAAATTCACAACCAAAGGTTCAATATTCGGTGAACGTGACAAAGGCGTTTATCGAAAGCAAACTTGCGTTGTCGGATGGCATCACGAATGTTTTTGCGCCGGGCGATTATTTGCCAATCAAGGATGATGAAATTGGCGTTGACAAGTCAATCCGCATCAAGTCATTCACGCGCAACGTACTTGACCCATACGATTATTCGTTGACCATTTCGGACACGCAAACCAAGGGCGACATCACAACGCGCGTGATTTCCGACCTTGTGGACATTGACAAGGTGTTGACCATCAACAACCTAAAAGACCCGGCACAGGCGCGCGCAAATTGGCGTTCATCGCGTGAAGTCTTGAACATGGTGTTCGACCCGGAAACGGGCGGTTATTACAAGGACAAAATCACGCCGGAATCCGTGGACACGATGATGTTGTCGGTTGGCGCGAAGTCAATGCAATTCGGCTTGATAAACACCGTCTTTGAACCAAATTTTCAAGGCAACCCGAACTTGTTAAAGTGGAAAGGTGGTGTTCTTACACATTACACCATTGACCCGGACAAGGCGCGTTCGTGGGTGCTGGCGGATGGAACAACGGCATTACAACAGGATGTGCCATATTACATCTATGCAGTTTGCAACCGCGACTATTCAGCCGGAACAATGAGCATTTCGACAACCCAACACAAGGTTGAAGAATCGCCGAACGTGTATTTCTTTTTGATTGGCATTTTGGGAAGTATAGACGCGGACACAAAGGTTCGTGCCATTTCCTTGACGTATGGTTTCACGACCATCAACGGACGTTTTATCAAGACCGGACGCATCGAATCGGCGGATGGTACAACATATTTCGACCTTGACCAATCAGAAATCGGCGGGCGAATCGTGTTCACGCAAAACGGGCAAGAAAAAACGCTTGAAGAACTTGGAAGCGAAGCGATGGAAAGCAAGGATTTCATCAACAACACATTGCCCGGAATCCTTGACGAAATCAAAGCGCAATTGGATGGTCAGATTGAACAACATTTCTATCAGATAGACCCATCCCCGCTTTCAACCGCGCCGGGTTCGGAACACCATCTTCCGAATAGCGGATGGACGGATTCGACCACAAAAGAAAACCATCTTGGCGACTTGTATTATAACACGACATCCGGCAAGGTATGGCGATATGTAAAAATCCAATGGCGACCAAAGCCGGGATATGCGCCCGGCACGTTCTATGTGTGGCAAGAACTGCAAGATTCGGAACTTGCGCAAGCCATCGCGATTGCAAATGAAGCGTTAGAACTTGGCAAGGAGAAAAACCGCATCTTTACATCAACGCCCGTGACACCTTATGATGTCGGCGACTTGTGGGTTCAAGGTGCAACCGGGGACATCATGCGATGCAAGACCGCAAGGGAATCCGGCGCGTTCACATCATCGGATTGGGAAAAGGCGAGCAAGTACACGGATGATTCAGCATTGAAGAATTTCATCAACGGCGACTTTGCAAATGCCATTGATACGATGACCGAACAAATTGACGGAAAGATTGAAACATGGTTTCAGACATCCGACCCGGCATCCAATTGGACAACGAACGCGGAAAAAGCAAAGCACGTTGGCGATATGTGGTATAATTCAAGCACGAAGTTGTTGAAGTGCTATCGTCAGACGTTCCGTTTTGTCAATGGTATGGGAACGGTCGCATATATATGGCAAACCATCGAAGATAAAAAGGCAATTGACGCGTATGATGCAGCAAGCAAGGCACAGGACACCGCCGATGGCAAACGCCGCGTGTTCGTTGCGCAACCTTATCCGCCTTATGATGTCGGCGACTTGTGGGTTGATGGCAAGGAATTGCGCCGTTGCATCACCGCAAGGGCATCCGGTTCGTGGAACACAAACGATTGGGTTGTTGCTGTGTATTATGACAATACGCAAACAACGATTGATGGCGGAATCGTCACATCCGGAACAATACAGGTTGCGGGCGACAACAAATCAATCCTTGCCGGAATCACTGGAAACGGCACGGCATCCGATTCCATCCGCTTTTGGGCTGGCGCATCATTTGAGAATCGCAAGACCGCGCCTTTCCGCGTCATGCAAGACGGTTCGGTCGTGATGTCAAAAGCGCAAGTGGAGGGCGTTATAAATGCAATATCGGGTTCAATCGGCGGGTTCCGCATCAAACAAGGACAAATCGGATATGGTAGTTCAGACGAACAGGACACGACAAATGGATTGGCGTTGTTTCGCAATTTCATAAGATTCTGCAACGACAAACAACGCGTGTTGCTTGGTTGCCTGTCATCACTTGGTTATCCATTTAACGGCTATATGTCGCTAACTGATAACATGGGAACAACGCTTGAATTGCACCACAACAACCCATCAACGAGTGATGCAAATATTGAACATTGGTATCATCCGAAAGCCCTTGGCGTATATGGTAATCAATACAACATTGGCAAGGTTGCAGCTTTTGAAAATGGATACATCGGGCAAGCATACACGGACATTATAGAACTATGGTTCGCAATTACGCAAAAGTTCCATTTCACCGCTAACACAACTAATTATCTGAATGTCAAGTTGCCAACATTGGCACAGGTGAACAAGCAGACGAACAATGTTCCAACAATATTTGACATCGAAATTGTGTGTGACCGAAATATGGGAAATCGAATAAGAGTTTCACCGCAAAGCGGATGCACGTTATACAACAACGATGGAAAGTCAATTAGTGGAATTGACATGGAACGCGGCGATTCATTGACATTGCGTTATTACAATGGCGGATGGATGGTTGTTAATAAACAATATACAACATAATATGGAATATCAATTGGCAAAATACGTTCAAGGTGAACCCCTTGACTTGCGCCGGGTTGACAAAAGCCAAGGCGCGTATATTACGGAATTGAGAAATGCGGGGTTTCTTGATTTTGTGCCAAGCGAGCAGCCAACGGGCGAACCGGGAACGTCCGTGGTTGAATCGCTTGATGTGGTGGATGGAAAGCTGGTGCAATCGTGGCGTGTCGTTGAAGATGCGCCACAAGAAACCGCATTGCCGGGCTAAGTTGTGCCTAACTTATCCACAACATGTTTCACTATGAAACATATATTGTAAATTTGCATTCAAGTTTTTAACGTAAAAAATTGAAGTATGAACACAAGAAGCGGCGAAAGCGTTTCCGCGCAAATCGGAAAGATGGGCGTGATTGACCTTGCGAACGGCAATTTCAGCCTTTCGGACGGTCAACCGTTCAACATCAAGAACGATTCCACAAGCCCCGTCAAATTGTCGGTGCAGCTTGCCGGAATGGATGATGGGGATTTCATCGAAACCAACTTTGAAAGTGGTTGGAATCCCGAAATCGTGAAAGTAATCAAGGCAACATCGTTGTCGGGTATAAACTTAAAATGGGGTTACTAATATGGGACTTTTAATCGGTGTCGGCAACACAAAGCCGACCTTTCCTTATGATTATTATTATGGCGTGGAATGGGACATCACGGTGTCCAATCCCAAGCCAACACGCGTTGGCAAGATGGAGTTGCACAAGGAATTGCCTTTGCAAAACATGATGCGCAATTGCATCTTGGATGACAACGGCAAGGTTGTGTATTACCTTAACGCCAACGATTCGACCAAGCGCGACACAGGCGCGGCGGCAGATTTGACGGGCAAGGATGGCATGATGGAAACGGAATTACCGGATATGTACGTTCGCTTTGAAATGGATGGCAACAAATGCCGCCATTTGCAGAGTACACAACCATTGCCCGGATTCCATCTTTGGCGCAAAGGCTATGTTTCAAGCGTTGAAGCAACGGTTCAGCGTTCAACAAACAAGTTGGCATCCGTATGTTCAACCGATGTTGACTATCGCGGCGGCAGCAACAACGCAAGTTATGACGGAACTTATCGTTCGTTCCTTGGTTTGCCCGCGACCGCCATTTCATTGAATGATTTCCGCGCAAAAGCGCGCAATCGTGGTTCGGTGGAATGGAATGCAAACCTTTACAGGATGCACAAGATGATTTGGTGGTTGTTCGTGGTTGAATATTGCACATTCAATTCGCAAGACGCGTTCAACGCCGAATTGGATGAAAACGGATTCCATCAAGGCGGCTTGGGTGCTGGCGTGACAACGTGGAATGGAGATTGGAACACCTTTAATGGTTATTACCCAATCATTCCATGTGGAACGACTAATCCATTGGGCAATCACACGGGAACGGTTGATTATACCGTGAGCAATGGCGACAAGATAAGCAAGACATTCGCCGTGCCACGTTATCGCGGCATTGAAAACCCGTTTGGTCATCTTTGGAAGTGGACGGACGGAATCAAGATAATCATCCAAAGCGAAGCGGCGGGCGGTTTATCTAAGATGTACATTTGCGATGACCCATCCAAGTTCACAAATTCGGGTGTCGGCAATTATGAGTATCGCGGCGACATTTCGCGAAAAGAGGGATATGTAAAACAACTTGTCCTTGGCGAAGATGGCGACATTATGCCGTTGGCGGTAGGTGCTGGAAGTACAACGTATTTTTGCGACTACTTTTATACAAACATCCCGTCATCCGGAGAATCGGAACGTGGTGTTTTGTTCGGCGGTAATGCGAATTCTGGTGCGACTGCGGGGTTCGTGTTTGCTTATACGAATCACTCGCCTACGTCTGCGCATGCGAATGTCGGTTCTCGGCTTTGCTTTGACCCGCAAATCGAAGCGGCTTGAAAAGCCGTAAATCGACCCGCAAACCGATAAACGGGATTTGAAAGAAAAAAGAAATAATGGTTGTCCGATGTCGTGGTGTTTTGTTCAGCGGTAATGCGAATAATGGTGCGAATGCGGGGTTCGTGTATGCGAATACGAATAACACGCCTACGAATGCGAATGCGAATATCGGTTCTCAGCTATGCTTGTAAAATATTATAGTTGCTAATCGGAAACCATGCCAATCATCCCATCCGGGGATGATAAGTCGGGAAAGGAAGCCCGGCGGCAAAATATAGAATATGTTGAACGGTTTTGGTAGGGCGCAAGCCTGAAGAATCCTATTATTCAAGCAAACAAAAAAACTTTCAAGAATGAAAAGAATTGGAAACCTTTATGAAAAGGTCATCGCGATTGATAACTTGAAACTTGCGGACGAAAAAGCCCGCAAGGGCAAGTTGCATTCCTATGGCGTGCAGCAGCACGACAAGAACAGGGAAGCGAATATTCTTGCATTGCATGAGAGTTTGAAAAACGGAACTTTCAAGACATCCCAATATCACGTTTTCACAATTTTTGAACCAAAGGAACGGCAAATCTATCAATTGCCATATTTCCCCGACCGCATCTTGCATCATGCGGTGATGAACATTCTTGAACCAATATGGGTGTCCGTGTTCACACACGACACATATTCATGTATCAAGGAACGCGGCATTCATGCGTGCGCCATGAGCGTGAAAAAGGCTTTGAGAAAAGACCCGGTCGGCACGAAATATTGTTTGAAGATTGACGTTCGCAAGTTTTACCCGTCCATCAACCATGAAGTGTTGAAAGATGTGGTAAGGCGGAAAATAAAAGATGGTCGCCTTTTGGCGTTGCTGGATGAAATCATTGATTCCAACATCAACACGGACATTCCGATTCGGAATTTTGTCACCGACCCGAACACCGGGGAACTGGTGGCAACGTCCTTGAACGGCGTGCCGATTGGCAAATATCTTTCCCAATACTTTGCAAACCTTTTCTTGGCGTATTTCGACCATTGGTTGAAAGAAGAAAAGCGCGTGAAGTATTATTGGCGTTATGCCGATGACATCGTTGTTCTTGCACCGGACAAGGAATCCTTGCACGCGTTATTGCGTGACATACGGGCATATATGAAGCGTTTGCAACTGAAAGTGAAACGCAATCATCAAGTGTTCCCGGTTGACGCGCGCGGAATTGATTTCCTTGGATTCGTGTTCTATCACGACCACACTTTATTGCGCAAGTCCATAAAACAAAATCTTTGCCGCCGGGTGGCAAAACTCAACAAGCGCAAGAAACAACCCACAAAGGCAGCTTACAAGCAAGCCATTTGCAGTTGGTGGGGTTGGTGCAAGTATTCGGATTCAATTCATTTATTCGACAAACTTTCAAAATCGTTTCCTTATGAAATTAAATTCAATCGAACCAAACGCGCATTATGACATTGCGCATGGTATGCCCGCCGTGCTGGAAAAGGACAATGACGGGTCGGTGATTTATCGCGTGAACATCGCCGAAGAAAAAGCCATTCCGGAGGGTGAAAAGGAAGCCCGCCCGATTGGTTGGTCATGTTATGAAGTGCGCACGTTCGTGAAGCCTACAAAGGCAAACTTGAAGCGTGTGTTCATCCGTTCAGTCATTGACGAAACGGCGGAATTTGACCTTGTAAATTCGTACAACAAGCACGTCATTGGCATTGCGCCGGATGAAAAGGCGGTTGCCGAATACAAGGAATATTTGAAGTTTACCGAAGATTTGGACAACCAAATCGCTTCGGATTTGTCACACATCTAAAAAGAAGAAAATGCCACGATTTAGCGATTCTAACATTGAATCGGACGCAATAATTGGTAAAGGAATAGACCTTGAAGAACTTTTTGACCGCCGCATTGTCATTGAGAAAATCAAGATTGAACCGACCAAGTTTCCGGGAAAGAATGCGTCCGGTATGCGTATGCAAATGCAAGTTGTCATCAATGCCGAATTTATGGACACGCCCGATTCGGACGGCGACTTTTTCAAAAAGGATGCCAACGGAAAGGCAATTGGAACGCGGCGTTCCGTGTTCACCGGGAGCGACAATTTGATGTCGGAAATGAAGCAAGTGCAATCGCAATGGAAAACCGAACGTGTTTCCCAAGGATTGCCCGCCGTTGATTTCGTTGTGTTTGATACGACAATCGCGAAAGTTGGCAAAATGTTTCATTTTACATGATTTTACGATTATGACATCAAACATTCATTCAACAATAGTTCCTATCTTGGCAAGATACATGATGACCGCATTCGGTGCGTGTTTCGCCATCATCAAGCCGACATTCCCGTTCATCTTTGTGTGTACGCTTGCGGTGCTTGCTGATTGTTACACCGCATGGTCGTTGAGCCGGAGAGTGAAGAAACGTTTTCCCGGTGCGAATGATGGAAAGTTCAAATCCCATTATGCCGGGCGCGTATTCCGAACACTTATCAAGGTGTATGCCTTGACCGTCCTTGTTCACTTAATGGACGTGATGGTGTTCCCGGAAGTGTCTTTGCATTTGCCGCAAATTGTAGCCGGTTCAGTATGCTTTTGGCAAGTGTGGTCAATGCTGGAAAACGAATCGTCTTGCAATGATGCGAAATGGGCAATCATCGCCCAACGCATCATGGTTGACAAGACCGAACGCCATTTTGACATTGACTTGCACGAACTGAAAGAACACAAGCCAACGCCGCCGATGGATGGCGTGCCGTGTGCCAATACATTTTGCGTGTTCCGTGGTGGCGGTTCATGTGACCCGCCAAAGTGTGAATTGTATGTAAAACCAAAAACAAACGATAATGGCGGACATTAAGAACTTGATTCCGTTCATCCTCAAATGGGAGGGCGGATTTGCGAACGACCCGACCGACCGGGGCGGCGCAACCAACAAAGGCGTGACAATCGCGACTTATGAAGCGTATTGCAAGAAGAAAGGTTTGCCCCGTCCATCGGTGGCGGACTTGAAGCACATATCGGATGCCCATTGGCGTGACATCATCAAGACGATGTTTTGGGATAAATGGCGCGCCGATGACATCCATTCCCAAAAGGTTGCAAATATCCTTGTGGATTGGGTTTGGGCATCCGGCATCCACGGCATCAAGAAACCGCAAGCATTGCTTGGCGTTGTCGCGGATGGTATCGTTGGCAACAAAACCTTGTCGGCGGTCAACTTTGCCGACCCCGACCAACTTTTTGAAGCCATATTCAAAGAACGCGTGAAGTTCATCAATGGGATTGTTTCGCGTTCCGTTGTGGCATACGAAAAGAAGATTGGGCGCAAGGCGACCGAAAAGGAGTTGTTGAAGTACACACAAAAGCGTTTTTTGTCCGGATGGATGAACCGCTTGAATGACATCAAAAAGTTGCGATGATATGAAACAGGCATTGAAATTCATCGCGCTTTGTCTTGTCGCGTTACTGATTGCCGCGTGTTCGACATCGCGCAAGCTGGAGAAGAACACCGACAAGGTTGTTGCGGATAGCGTGTCGGAAAGCATTTCCAAGGTCGCGGATGTTTCCAAGGTCGTTGACACGACCAAGACCGAATCCGGGGAATCCATCATCACGGAAATAATCTTTTTCGGAGATTCAGCGCGCGCGCCGGATTTGCCCGAACTGATTATTGACAAGGACGGAAAGATGACCATCAAGGGCGGAAAGGGCGTGAAAAGCATCAAACAAACCGCCATCCGGTCAAACGTGGTGAAGAATGGAAAGACAACGGAAAAGGAACGCAACACCACGACCAAGGACAAAGCGACCGTCCACAAGGAGAAGAAACACAACGAAGTTGCAAAGACAAGCAGACGTTCAAATGTATGGACGTGGGCAATCGCCGCATCAATCGTTGCCGTTCTTGTCTTGCTCATGCGGTACAGAAAGCCAATATTGGCATGGTTGCGCAAGTTGCTTGCATCCATGCGCAAGGATTTGGAATAAATTTTGTACCTTTGCACCACATTGTTGCGAAAGCCCCTTGCATCGCACGGGGAACAATGTTGAAGCCCGGTTCATCGCCGGGCTTCTTTAGTTTTGGGGCTCATATAATATTGTTGTGTTTTTAACAATCTGTATTTCTTATGCAAACAACTGTTTTACCCTATAAAGATAGAACTTCAGATCATTCACTCCTCTGAATTCAGCCCTGAATGTTTTTAGCTTGCAGTTAAACGATTC